TAGCAAGTTTATCATAACTGTTATCAATTGCCTTTTGTAATTTTTCTTCACAAAATCTATCTAAAACTTTTACAATCTTTCTAATATCAGACTTATCTTTAAATACTTTATCTACAACTGCACCAAGTTTTACATAGATTGAATCAGTATCAGACGCCACAACATAAGATACATTTTTAGTTTTCAGTAAATCATTTAAATAATTATTCACATCACGTTCAATCCATCTGATTGCAAGTTGGCCTGCCTTTGTGATTCCTTCAGCATGACGAACATCAAAATATCTAAAGTACTGATTGCCGATAGCACCATAAGCACTATTCAAAGCAATCTTTCTTGCAAGTTGAATATTGTGATTAGCAGCGATATCATTTAATAAATTTTTATCGCCAGTTTCTTGATACAATGATTTTGCTTTAATCATTTTCTTTTTATATATCACTCGTTCTTTATAAAGTTTCTCCATCAGTTTAGGAAGAAAACCTCGTTTGTCTGTACGAAACTGAGCACCATTTGGTGTCATAGTACGACCATCTAAATGAGATAAATCAGATTCTTGATTTAACATTTTTTCTACATTTACTGTACCTTCTTCAAAACCAACCATTGTTTCAGGTGATATATTATACTGCATAATTAAATGTGGATACAAACTGTTTAAATCAAAACTACAAATCCAATCATGAAAACCTACGACAGGATCTTTTACATATGCACCTTCATAACCACCAGTGTATTGATTTTCATTTACAGCAGGGCAAACAAGTTTATTCTCTTTGAGATAATTAAATATAATAGTATCCCACATACGAACTTGACCAAATACATCTTGATAATTTACCTTTGCCTCATAAGCCATAGTCAAATGCAAAGCAATCAACTGCATTTTATCTTCTAACTTATCGACTATCTCAACATCTTGAATATTGTATTCTACAAATAACTGGTAATCTTTTTGATAAAACTCTTTGAAAGTATCATATGGATTTTGAGTTTTGTTTTCACCTAATTCTACTTCGCCTATGTAATCTAGTTTATAACTTTCTCGTCTAACAAATGTATGTTTACGATATAGGTCAAGATAATCTAAAATTGAAACGCCAAGAATATCATAATAGTTTTGTTCTTTATTAAATCCTTTAGCAGTTATTCTTGCACTACTTTGATTTACGATACCCCAAGGACTAAATTGTTTTACAAATTCTTCGCCCATAAGATATCTAAAACGATTCATTAAATAAGGAATATCAAAGAACTTAACATTCCAACCAGTTACGATATCTGGATTATAGGCAGTCCAGAACTTTGTAAATTTAAGTACTAAATCTCTTTCAGTAGTACACTTAAAATATTTTACATCATCACGGTCATTGACAAAGTTGCCACAACCAAAAACAATAATACTTTTTCGTGCATGGTCTTTTACAGTAATACAAATTAAAGGCTGTTCTGCTTTATCTACATCAGGAAAACCATTCTCACTTTCACACTCAATATCAATTGTGATTAATCTTATTTGTTTTAAGTCCCAATCAACTTTGCCTGGAAACTCATCTGCAATATATGGATACTGATATCTTGTATTACCAAAATATTCAAAGTTAGTTACACCTTTATATTCTTCAATCCACTTCTTTGCTTCATACACACTCTCATGTTGAATCTTTGCTACATTACGACCATCTAATGTTTTGTATCCTGTTTCTTTTTGAACAGGAGTAAACAAAGATGGTTTGTAATTTACTCTAAACTTTTTGTGGCTGCCATCATGGTTAATACCTCGGACTAATAATCGTCCTTTGTATGGCAGCACACTAGTGTAAAATTTCACTATATTTGCGTATTGTTAAAATGTTTGTTTAATGCTTGTATTTTTTCTTCAGCATTTGATATTACTTCTAACTGCTTATCCATTTCATTTAAGAATTGTGGATGTTCGCCGATACCAACTGAATTATCAAAATATACAATTATAGTAGCATATGCTTCTGCTATATGTGCCTCGTATCTTTTTATTAATGCCTTGAATAACGGATTGTCTGCTTGGTGATTTTTTGCCATGTTTGTTCACTCCTTTTCATAACATATTATAACACATTACAAATGATTTGTAAAGCGTTTAGTCTAAATTAATCTAAACTATATTTTGTCGTAACGACATATTTTCTGTCTGGATTTACCATTACGTTTACTCTACTCATAAACTCTCGGTCAAAAAGGATTGCAGTCCTATCTTCTCTGTTGTCTAGAGTAAATTCCGTTTCATAGATGCTACCTAAAAACTCCACATCTAGTTTAATGACATATCTGTCCTCGTCATAATCTCGTAAGCCGCCTACTGATATTTCTTCGGTTCTAATAATATCGGAAGTAATAGTTTTATCTAACAACCTCCATGTAACTTTTTTATCTTTAACCTTCATATCGTCAGCATGAATAACTGACATACCTGAATTGCCAGTATCAAACTTAGCAATGATTTCACCAAATGGTTTGATAGATACTATCTCTTTATATCCACACTCGCCAGGTACTTTAACCCAATTCTTTTTATCAGCAAAAAATTGTATAATCTCTTTACTGATATTCTGTCCACTCGCCTCTTCCATACCTTCAGTACCAGGAGATGAGTTTACCTCAATAACAAATGGTGCTTCTTTTTCTCTATTCTTACTTGGTATAAAATCAACAGCAGTCCATAATCCATTAACTGCCTTTGCAGCCTTTAGACTTTCTTCTATTTCTAATTCTGTTAGTTCTAATTTTTCTGGTTTAGAACCTTGCGATACATTACTTCTAAAGTCTCCTTCAATAACAGGTCGCTTCATTGTAGCAAGTACCTTACCACCTAATACTAATACTCTAACATCATAATCTGTTGGAATATATTCTTGTAAAAGTAAATCAGTATCTTCATCTTGTTTATGAATTAATTGTACAATACTATCTAATGCTTTTTCTGATTCAATAAAAAGAACACCAACGCCTTTTGACCCTCTTAGAGTTTTCATAATGACAGGCATTTTTGTATCTAGTTTATCAAATGCTAATGCTGCCTTTTCAGGATCGTTTATTAAAACTGTCTTAGGTTGACGAATGCCATAGTCTGAAAGTCTTAACGCTGTTCTATATTTGTCTGTACAGATATTAATTGATTGTCTACTATTTACAACACAAACACCATGCTTCTCTAGTGAGGTTACAATATCCATCCAACTGTCTTTTCTGACAACTGAACCTCTTATAACTGCAACAGTATCGCTACCTGAAACTTCAAAACCTTTTTCATCATCTTTATTGTGTATTTTAAAAACACCATCTTCAAAAGAAGTGTAACCACCAGTTAGTCTATACAGATAATGTTTCCAACCTAACTTTTCTGCTTCTTCTTGTAATCGATTAGCAGTATGAAAGGTCTTTGCCTTTTCTGGCTCATCTGTTATAATCAGTAGTCTATACTTTTCAGTCTTAGCCTCTGTTATAAAATCTTTAAACTTCGGTGCTTTCATCTTCTATCTTTTTACCTATGTTATATTTTGCTTGTAAGTCCCATTCACTCTTTTCTTTGAATGCTAAAACTTTGATTTGTGATAGAGGTGCTTTTTTCTCAGCAATTGAAGCATTAAGTATTGCAATTAATCCCCAATCAGCCAAAAGTTGAGCAATTGTATTTCTTCTTTCAATATCATTTTCGGTTAAGTTTGATTCTTTACCGTCTAATGCAAATAGTTCTTTAAAATGCACTATAAAATATCTACCTTGTTTATGTAGTATATGACATGATTGAAATAATTTTTTATCTTTTCTAGAGGCAACACCAATTCTTGTTAGTGTTTCTCGAACCTTCAAAAAGTCGTCTGGTTCTTTTAGTTGAACTTCCAGCATTTTCTCTGGATGCCAACTGTTATCTACTGACATTCCTATGCCACTATCTAATGTATCTAATTCGTTCATTTTGTCCCACCTTTATATAATTTTTCTTTAATGAGTTTTATCTCATCTTTGGTGAGTATATCAAGAGCGGATTTTGCTTTATCATTACTATAGCCATAATACTCTTTTACACACTCAATTTCTTTTAGTTTATTCGCCCTCAAAAAAGGACTAAACCTTTTCTTCGTTCTAATACTATTTAGTAGAAATTGAAATTGCATATCTTTATCAATGAAGTGATTACGGTTCATTTCATTAACAAGCATTACGGTATCTGAAAAAGCAGATAACATCTTATTTACTATAAAGGCAGGATACTTTTTTTCCCATAACTTATCTTCGGACTTCATCAAGTCCTTTTTAGTAAAGTTTATGGCATTTAAGTATTCTTTAAGTTCATAACTCATTTGAATTTAACCTGGGACATAAGTTCAGTTAAACAGGCCACCAAGTTAATTTCTTGGTCTGCAACAAAGGCAGACTTATACTGATAATCAGCAATAATTAAAACAGCATGAGGTATAGTTTCTGGTTGTAAACTATCATACATACTATCATAAATTTTTCTAAAGATTTTAACTGGATCATTATCAAGATTGTTGACAACCCATTTTCTCATATCACTAAACTCTTTACCTTTAAGGTGAGTAACTAGTGTCTTTAAATTTTCATCTGATACATTAACAAGAATACCAGCGTCAATAGTACCACTTACTGAATATCTTTGCAATTCATTAATAAGTTTTCTAAAGTCTGGGAAATGTCTTTTGATTAATTCAGCAAGAACCTTATCTTCATAAGTTATATTCTGTTCTTTTAGAATATGAGTTGCTCTTGCGAATAGTTGACTTGCTAATTTAGGTTTATCTTTTGGATTAATTCTAAATTCAATATTAGAAAATCTACTATGTAAAGGATCTATAATTCTATTCTTGAAATTACAAGTAAGAATAAATCTACAATTCTTATGAAACTCCTCAATGAAGCCTCTCAAAGCAGGTTGTGTAGATTGTGGATTTAGATAATCTGCCTCATCTAATATCACTACTTTTTTACCACCAGATAATGATACAGTAGAAGCAAAGTTTTTAATTTTGTTTCTTAGTACATCAATGCCACCTTCTTCGGAACCATTAATCATTATCCAATCACAGTTTAATTCTTCACATAATGCTTTCGCAACTGTGGTCTTACCTATGCCTGGTGTACCTGATAATAAAAGATTTGATAACTCACCTTTCTTTATAAAAGATGAGAATAGTGTTTTTAATGATGGCGGTAATATGCAATCATTAATAGTTTTTGGTCTATACTCCTCGACCCATAAAAAGTCTGTGTTCATATTTCACTCCGTTCATATTATAATTTAACTTACTTACTGATTGTACTGTCTGGCTCAAGAGCAATCCAGTATTCAATAGGTAGTTTCTTATTTTTGAAATGAGATATAGACTTTGAAGAAACAGAAACATCATAATCGCCAGATAACATTTTTAAGTTTTCTACTTTAAAATAGAAAGTATAATCTGCTGTTGCGTTTTCACCAACAACAATGTCAAAGTTATTAGATGTGTCATTCTTTTTATCACACACTTTTAGTACTACATCGCCACCTTGTTTCCCTACTAATGCAAGGTCAGGTGTTTTAAGAATCGCAGCCATCTTTTTCAATTCAGTAAGATGAGTTTCAGATAAACTAAATGTTACATCTACCTCTGGCATTGTAACTTCTTTAGTGGGCGATACTAAAACTGACGGATCAGAATAAAAGTATTTTGCTTTTGACCTACTACCTTCAGAGGCAATAGTCATAAATTTATCTTCTAAAGATAATTCAGGTTTATTTAATCCTGACATTACTGCAAGAAATTCATTGAGGTCATAGATACCGAACTCGGCACTAAACTCCTCATCAATACTTGCTTTCGCAAATATGTTTCTCATAGTTGATATTGTTGATAATTCTTTTCCTGGTTTAATCAATATGTTAGTATTGATTTCAGAAAAGTTTTTCAAAATATTTGTTGTGTTTTGATTTAGTTTCATAATATTAATTTCACCTTTTTGTTTAATTGATTTCATTATACACTATTGTCGGGGCATTGTCAAGCAACACCCCTAAAATAATTATACCAATAATGTCATTTTATCTGTTTCGGTATCTTGTGGAAGAAATCCTAACACAGATAAAAAATTAGTTTTCATTCCTAATCCAGAGAACATACTCTTAAATTCTTGTAGTTTTTTAAGTTGTATTTTTCTCATGTCTTTAATTGTTTGTGTTTTACCTGGACTCTTACAATGTAATACCACATAAGACTTCTTACCAGTTTCAGCAAACTTTTTAGCTGCACGAAGAAACGGATCTTGAATATTAACTCCTACAAAACCATACATTCCTCTATCAGAATCAAAATTACCACCGTGAACAAATTGAGCAGTTTTATCTGCCACTTCTTCTAACCAGTTATCTACTTCAACAAGGTTATAAGTTTTGACTCTTTTACTTTTTGTTTGTGCGTTTCTAGCTTTAGAAATAATTGTACCTTTAACTTCTGGTATCATGCCTGGCCATGTTTTGTCTATATAGTTTGATATTGATTCTTCATCATTAATTAAATCTTTATGCTTTTTAGCAATCATATTTTTTAAATGATATACGATACCATCAACACCAGTTTTATATGAAGTAGTAATCACTTCAGATGTGTTTTCAAATACAGCAATTTCTGATAATATGGTTGGTGTATGGTCGATAACTTCATAGAACCAATATTTATTAACGCCGTTTGATTTTAAAGCATTTAATGATCCGTAACCTGCAACTAGTTTATATTTTTTATCTATATCTTTGTCAGTATTTTTAACAACAATAGGTAGGTCTAACCAAGGTTTAATACCATTACCAAAATCTGTTGCAAGTCTTTGCCACTCTAAAGGTGTATGTGGTGTTTCTCTACCTTCATTATTAAAAACTTCATCATATTGTATTATGTCATTAAGATTAACGAGAATAGGAGTATCGTTAAACTTAGCACCTAGATGTAAATATTTTTTATATGATTTTGTAAAGAAATTACTAGCAGTTTGAGAATTGAAGTCTGCTACTTCATTTAGTTGTGTAAGCATTGTATGCCCTTTCGTTATATAATTAAATGTATGTAAACATAATTGAGTACAAACAAATAAGAATGTGTTTATGATATTATTATAACATTATTTATAAGCAAAGTCAAGCAAGGGGCAGAAAATAATCTGATATCCGCTAAGTCTATCTCCGAAAATTAAAATCTACCCCTGGCAATAAGGCCTTACTTATTCATTATTTAATTTTAATTGTACGAAGTTTCTTTTCTTCTGGTACAATTTTTTCCACATCTATTAAAAGCATTCCATCTTTCAATTCAGCGCCATTTACGACCACATCATCTGCAAGTGTAAATTGTTTCGTGAATTTTCTTTTTGAAATACCTCTATGTATGACCTCATCATCTTTAGATTTAGAATCACTATCAACCGATTGTATTTTCAGTTGACCATTAACAGTCTCTATAGCAATATCTTTTCTGCTGAAACCAGCAAGTGCCATTTCAATCTGCCAATTGAATTCAT